TAATTTAATTATATCACCGGCTAGTGGTAATTTAAATTATCACAATGCATATGAAGGTGGATATATAGACCACATTTTAAATGTTTGTAAAAATTCACTTCGTATGAAAAAATTATATGAAGAAGCGGGTGGTAGTATAGATTTTACCGATGACCAATTATTGTTTGCGGCACTTCATCATGATTTAGGTAAGTTGGGTATTAAAGATGAATTACATTATGTACCAAACGATTCAAAGTGGCATATTGATAATAGAGGCGAACTATACAAACGAAATGAAAATATTCCGTTTATGTCTATTACCGATAGAACGTTTTTTACTTTAAATCATTATGGTATTCAATATAGTGAAAATGAATATTTTGGTATTAAACTTACAGATGGTTTATATGACGATGATAATGAAAAGTATTTCAAAACATATGATACTTCAAAATATCTTCGTTCTAAAATCCAATACATACTACATTGGGCAGACCATATGAGTACAATTATTGAAAGACAGACGGCATAAATTTTAATTTGATTATATTTATGAACTGATAGAGCTGGCCAGCATATCAGCGTATCATCCAAAAGGAGATACAAACTAACGCTTAAAAAAAGGTAAAATTATGAAAAATCAAATTCATCCGGGATTCCCTAACCCAGCATTTAGGGACGAGTTCTTCTCACCATTAGATACTTTATTCGATAAAGTATTTTCAGAATCATTTCCTCAATTATCAAAGGAAATTGGTATTAACCCATTCCAACAAAACGCTTATCCAAAATGTGACATCATTAATTTTGATGACCGTATTGAGATTGTAGCAGAAGTTCCAGGATTAACCAAAGAACAAATTACCATTGATGTAGATGGTGATGTGATTACACTAAAAGGAGAAAAATCAAGTAAAGCAACCGAAAAAGAAGGTGGCGTATATCTTCGTAGAGAAGTTAAACGTTCATCATTCGTAAGAAGTTTTACAGCTGATTCTAAAATCTTCGATTTAGATAAAGTAAAAGCATCGTTTGCAGATGGTGTATTGGAATTACAAATACCAAAGAGAGAACCCGAAAAACCAAAGAAACGAACGGTTTCAATTGGTTAATTTATTCTAAACAACAAACTAACAATAATGGGGGTGGTTAATTTCACCCTCATTTTTATTTTGAGTATATTTATATATACAATTTAAAAAAACAAATTATGAAACCAGAATACAAAATGAGAGCTCAAGAGCATTTGGAAGCTATCACTAAAAGAGCTAAAGTTATTGCTGAAATGTTAAAAGGTGAAAGACCTGCAGACCAAGCACAAGCAATTAAGTTATCAAATGAAATCGAAAGATTAGTAGAACTAACAACAAACATCGTAGATTTATCGTAATATGAATTGGTTAAAGTATTTAGTTGGATTATCAGCAATCATTGTTGCAGGATGTGCAGCCTACTTTTCTGTAACAGGTTTAGGTGTTCTATTTGCCGGTGCATCACTATCAGTAATGGTAATGGCGGGTGCATTAGAATTCGCTAAATTAGTAGCCGCAACATATTTGAAACAACAATGGGATACTATTAAAGGATTCAATAAATGGTACTTGGCTATATCAGTAGCAACACTTATGTTAATTACATCAGCTGGTATCTTTGGGTATCTATCAAATGCTTTCCAACAACAAAACTTAGAACTACAAAAAGTTGAAAGAGATATATCGGTATATCAATCACAAATCACTAAAAATGATACGGAGATTGCCCGTTATACAACTCAATTGAATAACCAACAAAATATTCGTAACTCACAAGAGAGCAACTTATCCAAACAAATTGATAAGGATAAATCTACTTCAAGGGTTACACAAATGATTAAAACAGCTGATAAAGAAATTGCATCAGTATCCAAACGTATCGATGAACTAACTATACAAAACAATGTAGCGTTAGATTCAATCAATTCAATTAAGAATAACAATATTCAATTAGAAAGAGAAGTTGGTGGATTTCGTTTCGTAGCAGAAGCATTTAATGTTCCACTTAACGATGTTGTAAAATTCTTTATCCTTATAATTGTATTAGTATTTGACCCATTGGCAATTGCACTTATTATTGCGTTTAATGGTTTGATTATGAAACGTAAAGAAGATGATGATTTGTCAGATTGGGATGCTACATTAGGAGATGGATTGGATGAATTGATGGATGAGAATTATAAGGATTATGAGGTATATGGTGATAAGAAAAGACGAGAGGATTTATTAGCCGAAATGATGAAAAATGACCAAGAGTTAGGATTATATGATGAACCAATAACTCTATCAGAAAAAGATGCGGAAGTATTCTTTAATGAAATAGAAAATCCATCAGAACCAAACGAAGCATTAGTAGAAGCAGCAGAAAAATACGAAACCGAAAAAAAAAAAGTTGAAATCACTTCAACAAATTTGGAAGAAGTTACCCTAACTAATGAAGAAAAAGCAGCATTAGAACCTGAAATAACCGATGAGATATTAATGAACCTACAAACCGATTACTCAAAGAGAGCAATTGATTATGATGGCGACGGTACTGTTGATGGGTATGATACCGATGGCGATGGGATAATAAATATTGTAAGAGCAGAGCATCCAAGTAGAGCAGCTGCAATTAAAGATATGTTACCGTACTACGCTAAATCATCTTTTAATTGGGATGATAGAAGGAATTGGATAAATGACCAAAATGCGGTTAATTATTGGATAAAAAATATCAAACCTTCACAATACCCTACTGACTTCTCCGGAAAATCTTATTAATATTTGGTAAATCCAAATAATTTTCGTATATTTGTATAACAACAAATTATACCAAAATGATAAACTTAGGATACGCGTGTATTAATATGAGTATGGGTAAAAAAGTAACCACTAACCGAGCTATGGTTAAACGTACTTTTCAATCCAAAGGCTTAGATTATGTTTCCGAACTTGCATTACTTAATGCAAAGGATATCGTTAAAATTTTAGAGTGGAATCGATTAAACAATATATCTTTATTTAGATTATCATCCACTATTGTTCCGTGGGGAGACCATATTGATTTAACTCAATTAAAAGATTACAAAGAAATTAAATTTGAGTTAAAGAAAGCTGGTGATTACACTAAGTTTTGGAATATGAGGGTTAATTCACATCCCGGTCCATTCGTTGTATTAACTTCTCCAAAGGAGGAAGTAGTTAACAACGCGATTGCTGATTTAGAATTGCATGGTAAGATATTTGATATGATGGGGTTATCTAAAACCAGATTCAACAATATCAATATTCATTGTAATGGTGTATATGGCGATAAGCAATCTGCTATGGATAGATTCATCCAAAACTTTAAAAGGTTATCACCATCAGTTCGTAATAGGCTTACGGTGGAGAATGATGATAAAGCTTCTATGTATTCAGTATTAGACCTTATGTATATTCACAAACATACGGGTATTCCAATTGTATTCGATTATCACCACCACCAATTTTGTACAGGTGGATTGAGTGAAGAAGAAGCTCTTAAATTAGCAGCAACAACTTGGCCGGAAGGGATTAAGCAAGAAGTTCATTACTCTGAATCAAAAGCATTGCACGAAAACAATCCAAAAGAAAAACCACAAGCTCATTCAATTTATATTAACTCACTTCCAAATACATACGGATTGGATGTAGATGTTATGGTGGAGGCTAAGGGAAAAGAATTAGCAATATTACCTTTTATTAAATGTTAACATACACCGCGATATTAGTATTTCAAGTTCTTTTCAATGTATTTAAAACAATGGAAATTAAATATACATACGAAAATAGATTAAAAGATTTATTACTTAATTCAGTTTGGATTAATTTAGTATCTTTAGCTGGTATGTATTTTTCATTACAACCATTGTTATTTGAAAAAGATTATTTAGTGTTACCTTTTTATATTGGTGGTAGTGTATTGGGTAAGTGGGTAGCGATGACTCAAATGGATAATCAAGAATCTAAGTTATTTATTTTCTTTAGAAGTAAAACCGAAAAACCTAAAAGAAATGCCCGTACCAAAACTAATTGATGTAACTCCATTTGAGCCTTTAATTATTAAAGCTCATTATGATGGATTTGATTTTAAAAAATTAGAACCTATTTGTGATGACTTAATAAACACTACAAATATAAAAACACATTTGGAAACAGGAGATGCAGCCAGTTCTGCACCTAATAAATATAAAGCTCCACATACAATATCTGAGTTTAAAGAATTTTATAAATGGTTAGATGAAATATCTCAACACATTATTTTAAATGAATGGAAAATGTACAAAGGGTATGATTATAAAGTTTCTAATTCTTGGGTGAACTTTCACGGAAAGGACGGTGTTACTGAAAAACATCATCACGGACCAACAACATTAACTACCGCTGCTTATTTAAATATGCCTGATGGGGGTGGGTATATTGAATTTAGAGACCCATTGGAATATCACAAAGGGTTTTATATGAAACAATATGATGATGAGATGTATGGATGGAAAACAATACCTGCAATAACTGGTGATGTAATATTTTTCCCTGGTTATATTCGACATAGAACACAAGCTAATACAAACCCAACTGAAAAAAGATGGGTATTAACATCAAACTATATGAATTATTAATTATGGCAAAGGGAATATTAGAATTTGATTTAAATGAACCAGATGATATAATGGCTCATAAAAGAGCTACTAAAGCAACTGATATGGCTTTAGCGTTATGGGATATAACACACAATACAAAGAAAGGATTGGAGTGGTCTATGGAAGGTAAGGAGATTGATAAATACGAAGCGTTAGAATTAGTATATGAAAAGATATACGAAATTTTGGAGGAACATAATATAAAATTAGATGATTTAATATATTAATATATGAATACATTAGATAAAAAATATCAACAACTACTAAGTGACATTATTGCATTTGGTGTGGAGAAAAAAGATAGAACCGGAACTGGTACTATATCAGAATTCGGACATCAAATCCGCCATAAAATGAGTGAAGGGTTTCCATTACTCACTACAAAGAAAATGGCATGGAAACAAATTGTATCAGAACTACTTTGGTTTCTAACAGGCCAAACTAATATTTCTTTTTTATTAAAA